TGCGATGGTGGTAATCGTATGCGGGCCGGCAGCGACGCCCGACGGGGAGTAGCTAGAAAGGATCTCCCACGAGGTGGAGAATGATCCGGTGTTGCCGTCGATCAGTACAGCGATCCCGCGCCCGGCGGTCTGCTCGACCCAGTAGCGTGGCGTGATCTTGCCCGTGATTTCGGTGCCGGGAATCCAGTATTTGGCCGCCTCGACCGGGTAGGTGAAGCAGGGATCAGGAATCCAGATCCCGCGCGTGATGATGGGGAGTGATACGCTCATGCGTAGGCCCCCTGATACTCCCGCAAGAGCGGGAGGAATTGAGATTCGAACAGCTCGCGGATGCCGCTCGTAGAGCCGTAGACCGCCGCGGCGTTGTGGATCACGTAGAGGTTATAGGTGACGGACTGCGCCTTGACGCCGGCAGAGCGCGAGATCGCGCGCCCGCTGTCATGCCCGTATTCACCGGACCCGCCGCCCGCGCCTTCCTCGACGCTGGGCATGTCGCCCGCGCCGCCGCGCAGGACTGACCCGGCGGTAGCGCCTAGTGCCCCATAGGCCAAGGCCGCAGCCGCAGAGGAAGCAGCCTTGGCCCAAGACCACGGTTGCCCGGAGGCCGCGAGCATGTCGGCAATGGTCTCAAGGCGCTTCAAGGCCGCGCGCTTGAGCTGGTCCTCGATGAAGTCGGCGAGCATGGATCGCATGCCCATCCATGCGATCTGTCGCACCTTCTTCCACCGCTTGGAATCGCTGGATAGCGCCATGTCGGCCATGGCCGAAGTGGTTCTATAGTAGCTCTCCCAGTAACCCGCAAGGGTGGTAGTCAGCGCCTTGACCTGTTCGCTGCGGCGCTGTCGCTGTGATGCTGCGAACTCGTCATCCGCGATCTCGCCGGCTTTTGACGGCTGCCTGGATCCGTAACGCATGAAGATCGCCATCGGCGATTCGACTCCGCCCGTGCGCGGGCCTGCCGATCCTGGGGCGTAGCGGTACTTGCGCACGTAGGCGTCGGAGGAGCCGCCCCCATCGTCGCCGCCGTCAGCCCCGCCCCCACCGCCGCCGGGCAACGAGGCCGCGGCAGATGCGCGCCGCACCCTCAGCGCCGCGATGGCCGCGTCAATGGCCGCCACGGCCGCGCTGGGTGCGGCCTCTGCTGCGCCGCCCTCGCCATAGGCCGCATTGCGCAGATAGCGGGCCGAGGTGGGCAACGTTTGGATCACGGCCCGCGGTGTTGCCGTGATGCCGCGAATCATGGACCCGACAATTCGCTCGACGCCCGTGGGCGCGGCTCGCAACTCTGGCCCGGTCGCGGCATGCTCGGGCCCATTGACCACGCCGGTCCGAATCAGGAACTCGCGCACGGTCGCTGCCAGTTGCGCAACGTCGCGGGCGGCAGTCAGCAGCGCCTCGGCCGCGCTATACATCAGGTCCGCGATGGTCTTCCCGATAATCTGCGCGGCGCGTTGGCCCTCATCAGAGCCAAGCAATGTGCGCACACCTTCTAGGATCGCCCCGAGAATGTCCTTCACGGCCTTGAACGGCCCGGCGTCCGCCACTTCCTTCTTAAACGCGATCCAGTTGTTCCTAAGCTGTTTGATCATCCCGCCCATGCTGCGGTCAGCCGCCTCGCCCGCGCCCTTGTAGGACTTCTCGAAGATGCTTAGGACCGCCTGGCCGATGTCTTCCAGGTCCGCGATCGTGTCCACCTTGAGCTTGTGGCCCATCTCGCGCTGGAGGTCGATCGCGTTGATCCCATAGCGGCGCAGCCCGCGGATGTTGCCCTCGGAGGCCATGGCAATCACGTTGACGACTTCGGTGAGGTTCTTGCCCATCGCGTCTGCCGCGTCGTCCAGGATCTCGAGGTTCTTCGCGCTGTAGAGCCCGAACAACTCCAGTTGCTTGGTCGCCGCCATGATCTCTTCGATGGGGTCGCCCATCGTCTTGGAGGCCGCGACCAGCTCCTCGACGTTCTTGTGTGCTTGCTCGGCGGATCCGGTGATTGCCGCGAGCTGGCGCTCGTAGGCGCCGAACATCGCGCCAGTGTCCACGAACGTCTTGACCGCGGACGTGGCGGTGTGCAGGGTCTTCTCCAGAAGCTGGAGGCCCTGGTTGATGCCCGTAATGATGTTCGCCGCGCTGGCCCAGTTCTGGATCCCGTCCAGTCCTAGGTGCAGGTTGGCGTATCCGTCTTCTCTCACGCCTTCTGCGGTGCGGGGGAAACGACCGTGCTATCGGTCTCGCGCAGCTCGCGCGCCTGAATCATGCCCTTGATCGCGCGGATGTGCCGAAGGATCGCAAGGAAGTCCCTCGGCCAGTCGCACGATGGGCCGGGCAGTGGGTGCAGCGTCCAGCCACCTTCCCCGCCCGTCATGTCCGCCTCGATGTTGAGCGCGTCGTCGGCGTCGGGATGGTAGGCCAGTGGCACCGGACAAACCCGCTTGCCGCACACGCGCACAACTCCCGGCCGGTCGGCTCGCGCGAGGTCGTCCCATGGTTCCAAGAGCGACAGGATCGGCAGCGCCATGAGATCCTTGCGCGTGAGCGCGACCTCGGCGGTCAATCCGTCCTCGCCCCTGATGGTCACCCATGCCGCTCTCTCCCGATGGTCGAGCCAGCAGAACCGCGTCGCGCGTACCGGATGTTTCCGGCACACGCGGCAGTCGTAGGTGTCAATCCCCTGCGGGTTGTCCTTGTCCCGCGTCGCCTTGCGGACCCTCTCCCGCTCCGACGACAGCCACAACCGGAGGGTCACGGCGAAAGGTCAACTCCCGGAGCAGATTGCCGTCGTTCATGATCTGGCCCAGCGCGTCGTACTGCGCTTTGCCGATCGACTCGAGCACCTGCTCGATCGCCTCTTGCCCCGTGATCCGCGTGTACTTCTCGCCGTCGGGCCATGCGCTTTCGATCGCCACGATGCGCGAGGCGCGGTACTTGAGGTCGTTGTCAACGATCTCGTCGGCCGCCGAGAGCACGTTGGCCGCGGTCTCGCTTGGCGCCTGCTTCTGCTTCTGGCCAATGAGAAACGCCTGGAGGGCGTCCCTCCGGGCGTCTTCTCGTACCCTCACGGGCAGGATGTGGAAGATGGTCTTGGGGTCTCGATCACCTGGCAGGGTGATCGCATAGGACTCTCCCGACAGGTAGATCGGAATCATCAGCGATTTCCTCCGCTGGTTTCAGGGTGGTTGGTTTTCCTTCTAGGCGTAGTAGGGGCTCGCGGTCAGCGTGGGGGTGACAGCTCTCCACACCGGATAGTTGGCATCCCCGCCCGCATACTTGAACGTAAACGTGTAGGCCAGCGCGCCGCCGATGTCCTGCGGGTCGCTGCGATCGGTGATGACGACGGGCACGATCAGCGCCGTGGTGTTCGACGACCATCCCCATTCGAGGATGACCTCGGAAGCCGCCGCGTCGGCATTGGCCTCCCACGCAGTCATCAACGCCGTGTATGCCTGGGTGGAATCCTGCCCCATGTCGAGCACGGTCACGGTTCCAGTGACGTTGGACCGCCCGAGGTTGGCGCATGCCGGTAGGCCGGACGCATTGCAGGATCCAAGCGTGCCACCGTTCGTAAGCGTGATCTCCGCGCTACAGAATCCGTTGACTGCCGTGGGGGGCGTAACACCAGCGGTCGCCATGGAGAATGTGCAGCTTTGGCCTTGCAACGCCTCGGCACTATCGGCACTCGGCGTTCCAAGGTTCGCCCCCGAGGCGTTATGGTCGAGCACTTGCGCCGTTTGGCCGATCCATCCGTATGTGATGGTGGCCTCGCCGGATGTTGGGATGCTGAGGCCGAGCTGGTTGATGATGCACGACACGCCCCTGTGCATGATGTTGAGGCCGCTAACGGTATCGGTGTCGGTGCATGATTTCGTCACCAGCGTAGCCGCCTTCGATACGCTGATGCCCGTGCCACCAGTGTCGAGCCACCATGCGTGGGTCGCGTCGTCGTTGTTCTGCGCGAACAGGGCGAAGCCATCGCGCCATGCAAATGGCGTGAGCGGATGCCGCGTGGACATCGGCTTCATGATGTTCACGCCCTGGGTGAAGTGATCGAACTCGTCATACCCCTTCCCCGTGCCAAGAAACGCGGGCGGGTTCTTGGGGTTGGCTGGGGTTGGGTTGACGTTCGACAGCTCACGCAGCCAGTACCAGCCAGATGACGCAGTAACAGGCACGCCCCAGGTTGCGCCCTCACAGGCATGGTAGATGCCGACACGTTGCCAAGCCGCGCGTGTGCTGAGATAGGCCATTCTCGATACTCCCTAAGCGTCAGAGCGCATCACGGGGAAGTACGCCACCCCGTTGATCCTCACGGCCTGGTAGGTCCCATCGTCGCCGTTGATCGGCGTCGGCCCTTCCATGCCCTCAACCTTGTGCGTGGAGATCAGTCCGTCCAGGTCGCGCTCCTCATCCCCGAGCAGCGACCACACGTTGTCACCAATCGTAATCAGGTCCGTGTAGCCAGCCTCTTCGTCCGGCCGCATGCGCCCGATGATGACCGAGTAGTGCACCTGCTTGCCGTAGTAGCCTGTCGCCGCGGGTAGGTCGGTCTGAGACACATGCACGGCGGTAATCTGGTTGGCCGTGCTGAGGATGGTCATCTGGTCGTGACAGGTCGTGACCTCAGCCGACGTGAAACCTTCCAGAATCTGACCCGCGCCCATCCGTGCAGTGAGAAGCGCCTCGATCTTAGCAAGGACCTCATTCGCCGCTGATGCCACATAACACCCCACGAAGTTCCACGCGGCCGATGGCACAGGAGGCGTGCCGTTCACCTGAATCACCAGGCCAGACAAGTCGGGATCTGTGCCGCTCTGGTCGGTCAGCGGCACGCTCGTCGCCGCCGTGATTGGATCGTTCAGCTCGGCGTAGGCCAGCACGCCCGCAGCGATGCGCAGCGCGTTGGTCCCGAGTGCTGCGGTGATCGCGTTGGCTTGCGCCTTGGTCCCGGTCGCATAGATGCGCGGTAGGTATCCATCGACAGCATGCGCGAGCACGCGGAAGTGGAGGTCGCGCTTGTTCGCCGCCGTCGTCAGCAGGTCCAGCCGCACGCGCGTCAGCTCGAAAACGGTCGTTGCCGGCGGCGTCCAGGTGCTGCTGTCTGTGAATAGAAACCGCATCTAGTATGGCTGCCCGATCTCTTCCGCCCGCCCAGCGGTAACGAACTCCGCCCCGGCGCGCCCCGTCTGCCCAGCTTGCGCGAACACGCCGCGAAGCTGTGACCAAGTGAGCTTCCTGCCGCCCACGTTCATGTACTTCGCCGCGTTCTTCCCGCCCGGCTGAATGGCGATGAGCCCATGCACTCCGCGCTTGAGGAGCCACTTCAGGTCCCCGTCGATGAAGCCCTGATGACGGCGTGCGGGAATCGTGTCGCTGCCCCGGTCGTTCACGGCGGCGTAGTTGACATCGCCCCGATAGCGTTCGGCCCAGTATCTGAACTTGGCGCGGCTTGCGTTCGTGCCCCTGATGGCCTGATGCCACACACGGAAGAAAAAGCCCTCACGATAGATAGAGGAGCCGATGTTGGTGTTCTCAGAGAACAGCGGCTTGTTGAAGCCCTTGTCCTTGATCGTGGCCTTCGCATTCTTGGCCCACTTCTTAGAGCCGCCGCCATAGGGTCCAGGGATCAACCCCTGGTTGGACCACTGCGCGTTTTTCCTGGTGGTCTGCATGTATTCCTCGAACTCGCTGTTGATCCATTTGAGGTCTTCGGCCATCAGCACCCGGCGGGTCATGTTGCGCCCGATCGCGTCCATGTTCCGCACCTCTATCCGCCCATCCCAGCCCATCTAGCTGTCCGCCCGCGTCTCGGTCAGGTGCTGCCACTGCGTCTCGTCTTGGCTCACGTAGATCTGCGTGTCCGGCCGCTCGTCGGGGTTGGTGTCAACCGCGATCGCGTACCCGTCCGCGTCGCGCGCCGCGTTGATGTCGTACTCGTGCGTGGCGATCTTGCGCAGGATCTCCATCGCCTTGGCCTTGATCTGGCCGGCCACGGCGTCGTCCTCGCCGTAGGGGGCCCTCGTGCGCGTCGATAGCGCGTGCGCGCCCGCGAGCATGGCCGACGCGGCTTTGACGAGGTCCGGGGTCGATGAGAACGGCACGGTGAATCCGTGCGTGCGCATGAATGCGTCGATCTCGGGGTCGGCGAAGGTCGAGATGTAGCTCGTCAGCGTGGCGTTGGGGAAGTCGGTCGTGTTCTCCAGCGCCTTGTGGACGAGCCGCACATCGGTATAGGTCGAGTACGCCACGGGTTACTTGCTCCAGAAGATCGCCAGCACAGCCGCCGCGACGGCGCCGAGAATCCAGAAGACCCAATCGAGCACGGATGCGCGATCCTCGGGTCTGCGAGGCCGCGCCATGGTCCACCACCCCAGCTCCCAAAAGGCGCCGATGATGATGGAGGCCCCGAGCGCCCAGCCGAGAGCGGTCTGCCGCGATGCAAGAAGGGTCAGAAAACCACCCCATGCGAAGTGGGCGGACCACCCCGTGCGCTTGCGCTGCGCACGCTCGGCCGGGAGATCCTTCCAGATGGTCATTGGCCGATCTTGTCGAGGGCGTTGCGCGCGCCGAACACGGCGATCACGCCACCGATGATCGTCAGCGCCTCGGGGAGCATCGACACCCAATCCGCCTCGCCGTTGACGACCTTGATGACGATGGGGATCAGCGCGCCGATTCCCGCCAGCACGGCCCCGAGCTTGGTCTTGCTCATGGTTGGCTTCTCCATTCCCGCCTTGAGCGCATCCTCACACCGGCAGTAGAGCCGGTAGAGGCTCAAGGCGCGTTGCAGCTTGTCGAACATCTAGACCACCTGACCACCGCGCGAGCTGTTGCGTCCGTTCCCCCGCAGGTTCAGAGCCCTCGGCCCGCGCGATGGCCGAAGCAGTTACCACACGAAAACGTGCAGTAGCGTGTAGTTCTGGCCGGCCGTGGCATTGCGCGCCACGATCGTCGCGCCGGCCGGGATCTTCAGACCTTCGAGCGGCCCAACCGGGATGGTTTTGGTCAAGTACATGTGTTCACTCGCCCCACCGTCGAAGCTGACGATCGCGTCATTTGTCTGCACAATCAGATAGGCATAGTGGCACTCGCGATTCACGGCCATGATCGTCTGCCACGTGTCGGCCGCAGTACTAGCATCGTACCCGTGCAGCGGCAAGCCGCTGGCGGAGACCACCTTGACGTGCCCATCGACCAGTTCCGCACGCTGCCCTCGATGATCGCAGATGATAACGCCGGACTTCGCCAGGCCGGCCTCGACCTCTGGCTGCGCAACATGCACGGTCGCGGTATTCTCTACCGCAGCCATCTGCAGGTGTTCGCAGGTGTCCGGCCTTATCCTGACGGCTTCCTTGGCAGGCACAACACTCGCGGCCATCTAGTTACCCTCCTAGCGCAAGCCCACCAACCGATACCAGTCGATGTAGAGCTTCTCGTTGGCCGCCGCACCGTTGCGCACGCCGAAGAACAGGCCCATGGCAGAGGTCGGAATGTTCGACGCCGCAGACGCCACGGCCACGCCGTTGATGAACGCCGTACCGAGGGACAGCCCGGTGAGCTTGAAGCCCAGCCGCGTGAAGCTCCCACTCGTCCGCGTTGCGATGTCTGCGCAGGTCGTTTGCGATGCGGCGTTGGACACCTCATAGTTCCAGGTCGTTCCGCCATCCACCTTGTAGAGCACCGACCCGCTGTAGTTCGCCGGAGGCCCGGCGCCAGCGGCCTGAAGCGCGCCGGTCGCATAGGTGCTCGACAGGCCGACCATGACGTTGGCAGCACTCGTGCTGGCTTCCGTGAACTTGGCGGAACACTCGAACCAGATCTCCCTCGCGCCCGTAGGTACGACGATCGTGTACGTGCTTCCCACGTAGGCTTCGTCATTATCGTCTGCCGTCGGGTCCAGCTCTAGCAGTCCGCCATGCTGGCCCGTGAGAACAACAGCCGCTCCACCACCAACCAGAGTCGAGGTCAACCCAGCGTGAACGGTCGTGTACTGTGAAAAGTCGTCGTATAACTCGAAGCCGATGGATGGGTCCTGCCGGATCTCATTGAGCGGGCAGTCCCACCACATGCTGTTCGTTGGTCCGTAGGTCGTATGCTTGGAGCCACGGACCCCATTGGTCCATACAACTTGACTCTCACCCATCAGTCACCCTCTTCCTGGGGCCTCTTGTACCCCTTGCCCTGGCGCTTCTGGCCGATGGGCTTCTCCTCGATCTCAGCGGGCGCAGCGGTGGGCAGCTCTGTGGCGATGATCTCGACCGGATCGGGCGGGACGACCGTTACCGGCACACCCGCCCAATCCGCCAAACCCCGCTCGACGAGGGACGCCGCGCCGTCGCCAGCATCGAACACGTCCCCCGCCTCGCAGTCGGAGCCATAGATCAAACCACAGTGCATGACCCGCTGGCCGGCTTTCACCTTGACCATTGGCACGGGTCAGCCCTCCCTATCGCACCGCGTAACATTCGACCGTGAAGTCGTCGGTTGCGTCGATCAGCGACACACTCACGGCAACACAGTTGATCGGGAAGTACTGATTGAACGCCTCTCCGGTCGAGGTCTGCGCGATGCTCACGGTCACGAACCCGCCGCCGCTGTCTGCGGTCGTCGTCCAGAAGCGCAGGCCGAACGTCTGCGCCGCGCCCGGCGAGACCGGGCAGATGCGGACGAGGCCGAAGTACGTGAAACCAGACGGCAGCGACAGCAGTCGGTATCCGCCAGTCGTCGCGTTGTTGGCGAAGCTGGAGCACACGACCGCCGAGAACATCTCGGCGCTCTTGCCCTGAATGCTCGTCTTGACACGCGACGCCGGCCCCGCATTGGCGACACCGAGGAGAAGACCGGACACCAGAAGGAACGCGATCAGCTTTCTCATGGTCATGTCCTCCCCTTACGCCACGCAGGACGTGAGGTAGTACGCGCACGCGGCCGAGACGATCTCGATCGCGTATAGTTCGCGGCCCTCGACGATGGTTGAGAGGCTCGAGGTCTCGTTCCACTTGCGCATCTGGTAGCCTGCCCGGAAGATGTAGGCCGCGGCGGGCGTCATCACGGACGCGGTCTCGGGGACATAGCCCACCCAGCAGTTCTTGCCCCAAATGGGCGAATAGCTGGCGGTGCCACCTTCCTTGACCGTGTTGTAGAACGCCTTGCCGACGAGGATCTTGACCGGCCGCGCGACGTACCCGCTCAGGTACTCCTCGAACAACCGGGGAGTCACAACCTGCGGCCTGGTGAAACCGCCGCCGAAGAGGTAGTCGAAGACGGTGGCGCAGCGCGCGAGTTGACGCCAGCACTGGATGCCCATGACCACTGTATTGGCCGACCGCCCGGTGGCCTGGTCCTCGACCTTGTCCATTGCTCCCATGATGTCGCCGATCGGATCGGCCAGGGTCGTCTGGTTCCACTGCGTGGTCACGGCCGCCGTGTTCGTGAAGTTCGTCGCGCTGAAGATGGCCGATGCGACGCGGTATTCGCGCTCGAGCGCGAGCTGGTCGGCGACCCACTCGGCTGCGCTGGTCTCGAGCCGGAACGCGCTGTCGGCATTCGCCAGCGTGCGCGGCCCGAGCTTCATGGCGATGGCGTACTCGTCCACCGCGTAGGTGCCGTAGCTGACGGCGAACCCGCTCTGCGGCGCCGGCTGCCCGTCGGCCATCTTGTTGACCTCGCGCCGTGCGAAGTCAGCCTGGGAAAACGTGGCGTACCGATCTGTCTCGTTCGTGACCGGGATGATCGGAACCACTTGGTCTGAGATGTAGCTGTCGTTCTTGAATGCGATGCTCACGTTGGTCAGATACTTGTCAACGTGAACATCGGAAGGGACTAGACGCGCCATGGTTGGCTTTCCTTTCTACGTGTGGCGCGCGTGCCTGGGAACAAAGCCCCCAGGCGGGGCATATCGACACCTAGATGGTGATCGTGCTGTATGCGCTCACATCAGCGATCGAGTTAGGGAACCACGTGATGCACCGGCACGCCTGGGAAGCCGCCGTGGATGCTTCGAGCAGCAGGCCGACCGTATAGGTGCCATCGGTGGCAACTGCGGCCTGCCCGTCACCGGAGCAGATGAGAAGACTGCCCACTGCCACGGCAGCATCCATGCTCACCGGGCAGATCGAGCCCGGCGCAGCAAGCTCGCACGCTTCGCCGCTGGCCGGCTTGTTCAGCAGAATGCCGATGAATCCGGGGTCACCGGAGATGCACGGCGTCACGTTGCCGCTCGAATCCATGCCCATCAGGTAGTACTGCTTGGAGGAGAGATCCGACGCGGCAACAAGTCCGGTCAGTGGAATGATGTGGTTGGCTACTGCCATGGTCGTTACTCCTTGATCGCCGAGAACAAGCGCGCGCTGTCACTCGGGGTGGCTCTGTCACACGCGAACTGCTTGCGGTTCGCATCGACCAGCTCGGGGTGCTCGCGCTCGACGATGGCCGCGGCCTCGCCGTAGGTCTTGATCCCCCGATCCTTCATCACGCCGAGCACGGCCGAGTACAGGCGCACATCGGACGGTTCGGTGTTGTCGCCTTCGGCGCCGGCAGGCTTCGCGCCGCTCGGACGGATCTCCGCACGGCTGGCCCACGCCTCGCACAGCGCGGAGAACGCGATCGGGTTGTTGGGACCGATCGCATTGCACGCGCGCTCCCAGCTCTCCTTTTCCGCTGGCTTGGCGCGGCTGGTCTGCACGAGGTTGTCGAACTTGGCCGCGACCTCGGCCGAGAACGCGGTCCTGCGCGACTCCTCGAAACTCTTGCGCTCAGCCTCGAGGGCGGTCTTCTGCCGCTCGAACTCCTCGCGCTCCTTTGCCAGGGCATCCTCCCTGGCCTTCGCGGTGTCTTCGCTCACTGGCGAATCTCCTTCAGTTGAGGCGTCCGGGTTGGGATCGCCCTCGCAAACCGCCTCCACCGTGGGGGCGGAAACAACTCCGTCGATGAGCGCCGAGAACGGCGTCCAGTCGGACCAGGACAGGGCAGTGGATTCGGCGCTTGAGAACTCAGTGGCTGGGGCGATCGTGGCGACCTCGGGAGGTACAAGGCCGAGGAACCGCACGGCGTAGACGATCTCGCCCAGCTTGCCGGACTTGGGATTTCGGAACGGGCGGGTCTCGACTGATACGGGGCCGTACTGCCCGGCCTTGATCGCCGCGAACACAGCGGCCGGAATCTTGCTCAAGGTCGAGATGACGAACGCGCCCTTGCGCTTCAGCTCGGAGAACCGCCCGAAGCTGGGCAGCGTCGTGTGGTTCTCGTCCTTCTCGTGTCCGATCCCGAGCTGTGGGCGCACGAACTCCAGCGCGGCGTTCGTGTCGCCGATCATCACGTCCACGCGCTCGGCCGAGTAGTGCGAGCCCTTCCAAATACCGTCAGCGAACACAGGGAAGTCGGGGATTGACCACGTACCGTCTTCTGCTTGTTCGGCGGTGTAGGTGGACCCGTCACGCGCGGTGAGGGTTTCTGTCATTCGGTCAGCTTTTGCGGGGGAAAAGCTCTAGCGGGAAATCAGATCAGCGGCCTCTGCCGCCCTTCTTCTTGCCCTTACCTTTGCAGGCCATCTCACATCCTCGCACTACGCCTGTGCCATCGTGCCCATCGTTTGACGCTGACCACGATGGCTGCCGCGGCGCCCGTGATGCACGTAACGACGATCGGGGAGAGGAACCAGTAGACACCACCGACCTCGGCGATCTTGCAGGCCAGGAACGCGCCCAACCCCAAGCCGCACACCACAACGAGCGTTCCGGCCACCGCATCGGCCATGTCTGTTATCGGGCCAATCAACGCCCCTCTCCCCGTCGCCGTTCATGTAAGGAGGCACTGCGATTGCAAGCAAAGGAAACATTGCCCCACTTTGTCAAGCTCACTTTTGACGCCTGGCCGCCGAGACCCTCGCCCGGAAATGCGACGTCCTCAAAGGCCACGCTCCCAGGGGATGCGCTCAGGTGACGGGCGGACCCGTCCAGGTATTTCATGGGGATGCCGTCGGGGAATGCCTTGCAGGTCGGCGCCCCTGGTGTCTTGTATTTGCAGCGCGGGCAAATGGATGCCGGCGTCGCCTCATCTTCTTCGGCCGCGAACCTAGAGCTGTTCGAGTAGGACGAAGAGGCGTTCGTGGATGTCATCTTGCTCCCCTTCGATCTTTCCATGCCTAACCCCGATTATACGAAAGCCTGACTTCGGCATGAATACCAATTCTGCCTCGTCGGCATAGGAGCCCCTAGCCCCGATCCATCGGGCACTCTTGGCGCGTATCTCAAGCACGACATCGCGGCCGAAGTTGCCAGCAACTGCCGGATCTGTACTGGCGGCGGACAGCCCATCCCACTGAAGCGTAGTGCCCACGCGCTTATCCCATCGCATCTTGAGCATATCGCTCACATTCGGCGCCATGGCTTCTTCCGGGCTTTGGGCGATTGTGGACTGGCGCACCCCGCGATAGACTATCTGGTCTGTAACCTCCGGCGCCCTGGATAGAATGTCCAAGAGTTGAAGATCCTTGTCGCTTGGCACACCGCCCACAATCCTCTCATTGATCTTCTTGTACTTGCCCCCGGTCCACTCTGCTATCCTGGCCCGCCCGTCTCCCTCGTCCACTTCCTTGGCCCAGCCGGAGTCAACGGCCTGTCTATCGAGGTCGCGTGCTCTTTCAAAGAAATCGGTTCTTACCTGCCCCTCTTCGTGGAACTTCGCACCCTGCTCTTTGGTTTCGGTCCCCTCTGTGGGCCGGTTCCCGAATGCTGGGTCAACCTCAGCGTCGGGCCAGCCCGCGCTGGGCGTAATGCCCTCCTTGTCCGCCCATTCCTTCGTCACCGTCAGCCATCGACATCGGCAGGCGTAATGCAACGGTGGCGATAGCGTGGAGACGTTTTCGTCTGCCTTGTCTACGACTAGGCCGTCAAACTTCACGCACGTGTCACATACCCCGTCGTCGCGTTTTGTTGTCCATTGCAGATAGACAACGCCGGCATTCGCGGCGGCACGCTCCACCACGCCCCGGTTGTACCATCTATTCCAGCCAGTTCGCATCCTGACGGTCTGGTGTCTGGCCTTGACCTGCTTTCCAATGATGGCCTTACCTTCGGGACTGGCCTTGATCCGGTCGGCCAACTTCTTCGCGGCCCGCCGCTCTTCTTCGTCCAGAGTCGCGTCCTTGGCTCTGCGCTGCGCCTCTTTCAGTACGTCCTGCACGAGCTTGTTCTTGATGTACTGGACGTGTGGCAGTTTCGTTTCTTGCCACTTCCGGTGGGCGTCCTTGTCCCGCACCTTCATCCTGCGCCGAGCCGCGAAATGCTCTACCTCTTCTGTGTCCTCCAAATAGTCGCGGGCGAGGGCTCCGAGTTGTTTGCCAACTTCCTTGCGGTCATATCGCCCGGATCCGTGCCAGTTCAGTAACACCCGCCGGCATCTGCTCTCGATCTCGTTGCACCAGTCGCCAGCCTCGACGCGGGCGGACTCGGCGATTTCCTTCTCGATCCGCAACGGTATCGCCACGACCCCGCCATGTCTCAGGGCGGCGCCCTTCGTGGCACTGTCTCCTATGGCATCGCTGGCCCGCGCGATTTCGTCGCGCGCGTCAACAATCCCCGCGACATATCCGTCGATGGCTAGCCGGGCGAGTTCTTTGAAGAGTAGCCTTTTGTGCAAGGACGGAACGGCGAACTGTGCTATCTGCCGCGCAGTCCGCCATTCCCTTTTCCCGATTGCCCCTCGAATGCCTGGGCCATCGACTCGAATATCACCGCCAGATTGTCCCCGGCCAGGGCAATGTCGGCATCTTCGGCCTCGTTGATCGCGCCGAAGTTGATCTGCCGCTCGAGCGGCGTCATCTCGCGGCGCACCTTGCCGGCCATCTTCTGCGGCTTCGGCACTTCCTCCTCCTCGTCTTCCTCGCCCTCGGTATCGGCGGGGCGGTCAGCCATACGCTCGGCCAGGCCGAGACTGTTGGGTGGCAATCCGCCATCTGTGGTACTGCCGCCCCCGCCGGTAAGCAACTCTTCTCCTTCGTCGGCCATCGTCACGTGCAGCAGCTTGTGCGCCTCGGGTACGGACACCTTGCCGCCCTTGTCTGCCAGGAAGCGCAAGACCTCGACGGTCTGCTGGAGGTTGTCCTCGGTGAACGCCTTGAACCTGAAACGCGGCATTCCGACCGTGGGCGGGAAGTTCCAGGCCCACAGCGGCTTGATGATCTGGTTGTCGATCACGTTCTCGAGCGCGAGCCGGTCGGCGTTCAGCACCCACACGAATTGGTCGTTGTGCTCCTTGCCCAGCGCGTAGGCCCCCGCACCCGATTGCGTGGTCTCGCCCACCAGGCCGGGGA